TCACAAAAGTCCCGTTGATAGAGACGCGAATGGTATCATTCTTCAGGATTATCTTTACCGTAACGTCACCGGCTACCGGAGCATAGTTGTTGCCATGGAGCACTGGATCGGCGTCGCTACCCACTATTTGGTAGTTCGTAAGCCATGTGCCCGTGCTGCCTATGGCAAAATGCAGACGGTTGCCAATGAAACTGGTGCAGTTGACGGTAATGCCGAAGATGCCTGCGGCATACATCGCCGTCCCGCCGCCACCCGGGAACACCAGCGTCATACTCAGATCGCCGTCGGTTGAACTGCCGATGGCGGTAGGCGTTGCAGAGAGCGTCAAGCCATTCCTGATCGCACTCGAAACGCGCGACATGTATTGATGCGCGAGATCCTTACTCAACGCCCGCGCCATATACTGGCGACCGAGATCTATCAGCCCAAAGTTTTTCACGCGCGGGAAAGCGGCATAGCCCTTACCGTTCGAGCGTGCGAATGTGCGCTGGAACGCTGAAACAGCCTTATAAGCTTCCTGATAGGTAAGGAAATCACCTCCAGCGCCGGCATTAGCAACCTTGTTCGTCAACAGGATGATATTCGGGACTTTTGGCCAGTTGTTTATGTATGTAAAGCACTGGTTCATAAATATGCCGACACTGCTCCCAGCCGTTTGCCCGGCCTGGGGAAAGTTGGTTCCATGCACCCAGAAGAGGACATCTGGGAGATCGTCCTTAACGTAATCGAGCCATACCCGGCTGTGATCGACAAACCACGAAGGAATATTCGGGTTCGCCATCACGGTTCCGGTCTGCACCGGGTTGCCCCAGTTCGAGCCAGCAATGGCACGGTTGACGAAATTGAACCTAATATTCGGGTTGCGACGCCTCACTTCCGCCTGGAGCGCTCCCCAAATGCATTGCGTAGGATCATATAGGGAGGGGCCTAGCGTATCGACCGCGGTGCTGTCGCCAATGATTGAAATCGTCTTGATGCCCGGGGTGGCAAGCCGGGAAAGATGCAGCGCAGGGATGATATCATTCTGTCCGGTGTCTGGGCCAGCAGTCAGCAGCGATATCGGGCCGGTGCCATTCAGCCCCTGGACATGCGTGATCAGTGGGCTGGGATTGACGATCGCCATCTTACCCAACCCTCACAATAACCGTCCACTCGCCATTGACCGTCGTCAGAGTAGCATTCCCGGTCGCAGACACAGCTTGGCCCGCAAACAAGGCGGTGCCGTTCGGAAACGCTATCACCAGATCGTAGCCGTCGGGCGGAATCATGCCGTCGATCGTGATATCCTGCACCTCGTTGACGGCGTCATTGCAAACGATCCACGTTGTTCCCGCAGGAGCGTCAATCGCATTGGCCACGACCGTATTTACGGTGAAGCTAGAGAATGGAGGCGGCCCCGGTGGACCGCCACCGCCGCCCGTCACCAAAGCCGCGCCCGTGCTGACATATCTGGTGTAAGGCGGAACATTCAGCCTGAACGTCGAATTCAGATCCTCGAGCATCTCCGCCGTAGGGGCCGCTATCTGCGCCGCCGTCAGATCAACCGGTGCCCACTGCCCATCAGGGCCGGTAGAATTCAGATTGAGCACCCCGGTCGGGGCACCGCTGATCGGATCCACCAGAAGTCGGATGCGCGTAACAAACGCATCCGCCGGCGTGAACGGATTGACCGTCGAGCGGAAAGTTTTGAACGGCGGTAACGACATCGGCGGGGCTATTCTTTCACACGCAGTGCTTCTGACGCAGCACGCAGATCGGCCTCACGCTGACTTCTGCCGCGGGCCGGAATGCCGATAGGCGCGCCGGCCACCTCAGTCTGGCCGGGCTTCTTGACCGCCTGGCGCAGGCTCGTTGCCTTGTCCGCCGCAGCCTTCGCCGCCGCCTCGGCCGCCGCCGCCTGCTCCTCCGTCACCAGCGATGCCTTTTCGGCCACCGCCGTCGGGTCGAGGTCGAGTTGCGCCAGCAATTCGTCTGCCACCGCCTCGTCCGTCCATGCCCGCCCCTCGCGGTGCTTCGTCAGCACGGCTAGAGCGCATTCACGATTGTTCATGAGCACTGTCCTTCTTATCGGAAGCCGCCGGGCGACGCGCCTCTGCAGCCGGATCAAGGCCAAGCTGCATCACCAGGTCGAATGCCACCTCGTAATCGGCCCAGGCAAGCGCCTCGCGGTGCTTCTTCAACACCACGATCGCCGTCTCGAGGTTTGTTCTCAACTATTGCCAGGAGAAGAAAACAGTGGCGCTCTTGGTCTCAGTGACGCAGTCACCTGTCGAGAACACCAGCACGATCCCCTTGCTAAATCGCCACTGGGTGTTGGAGTCGGCACTGAGCGCCACAGTCGAATTCGCCGCAACCGCCACGCACTTCAGCGGCGTTACCGCGCCATTGCCGGGATCGGTCGCCGAGTTGATCATCAGAAAATAGCCAGCAGCCGCGCCCGTCGTGACCATCGCGCCATGGATCGCCGCCGGCACGGCTGACACGATATGCACGCCCTCATACGCCGTCGACGCCTGCGGCGTAACAACGCTCGGTGCCACCGTGGTATCGGCGCGCGCGACCCCCTGACACGTCAGCAGGACCGCCGCAGCCAGCGCCAGTCGGTTCATGTATTGGGCTCCTTCAAGTGGGGGGCGGCGTCTCACGACGCTGCAATCCGCGGCGCCCACCCGCGTTTGGCGTTCAGGTTTGCTTGGCGCACTTAGCCTTAAATCTATCGATAGCACCCAAGACGACGACCGCGTCCGTCGTCGTGTTGATCAGTGTTTGATAATCCGGAGACTGCTGCGCCAACCAATGCCTGAACGGATTTGTAGGATCTGGCCATTTCTTCGCGATATCCACCCGACCTACGATAACTTGCCAGTCAGGACAGCACTTATCCAGAAGCCTTGTTTCCTCGTCCTCGTCCGCCTTGCGCCTATCAAACATCCATTCCAATATGCGCATCAGCCCAACATTCCCGCAGTCTGATTGTACCCACGGAATGCTGGCAGCGTCTCCACCGGCATATCGCCCTCATTCCGGATCTGATCTACGATCTCGGCGAGAGCCCCGAACGCGTCCGCAGCGTGGCTCGCCACGTCGTGCATCGGCCCCGTCGGTTCGTTCGTCGCCTTCGGCACGTTCCTCCGATACCGCTTTAGCCGATCCATCAGATTCCCCGCCCCCAACATTTGATCGGGCCGGTCGGTCGGCGTCGCGCGCTTCGCCACGTCCATATAAATCCGTGGCCACATCATCCGCGCCGCCCGGATCCGCGCCTCCGGGTCTGACCGGTTGATTACCTTCACCTTGCACCCAAGATCGCGGAGCTGCTTCACAGCGTTCGTCCCGCTCGTCGGATGGTGCTGCACCGCGTCGTGCGGCAGCCAGTCGGTCCCTACCCGATATCGCAGCCCACTCATCGTCGCCAGCATCTCGGCGTACGTGATCTGCGCATCCTCGATGTAGTTGATGATGGTGAGCACCGATGGTGCGGTCTTCTGAACCATAACCACCGTCATCAGATCGTTCCACCCAAGATCCCATACCCTATGAACCGGCAACCGCGGGTCATACGGCATCGGGCGGAACCTCCCGTCCTTCACCATGTCGGCGATCTCGCGACCGTAGATCGCGCCCTGGATAAACGTCCGCGGACGCCCCTCCCAGATGTTTTCGTACTCGTGCGGAGAATGCGCCAGGTCGAACTGCCGCAGTTTCTCGTTCTCGTCCGTCATCCACCCGCACGCCACGGCATCGCGGAAATTCATCTCCACGACCTTCGCGCCCTCGGGCGGATGAACGACGAACCGCTCCCAAGCCTCGTCAGTATCCAGTTCTGGGTTAAAACTCACCCACGCTTCCGCCCCCTTCGTGCGGAACAGCGTCGGCAACGCTACTTGGAAGGACCGCTTCGTGATCCGCTGCGCCTCCTCGAACCAGAAGATGTCAAAGCCCTCGTATGACTTGATGCTCTCCGATGTAACGTCACTCAAGCCGCTGAACCGAAACAGCGTGTTACGACAGGT